TGCCAGCGCCTAAAATCATTAGGTTGCCGAGCATAAAATTAAGGCCATATCAGCATAAGCCTTTTCGTGATTTGTTTATCCATGGCAAGAAGCGAATCATACGTATTCTGCACAGAAGGGCGGGCAAGGATAGGGAGTCAATAAATATGGTTCATATGGCTGCACTGATGCGGCCTGGACTGTATCTCTACTTGCTGCCCAAGATTAATCAAGCCCGTACTGTTATCTGGGAAGGTCGAGGCTCAGATGGCCGCAAGTTCATTGACTGCATCCCTAACGGCTTAATCCATAAAGACCATCAAACGACGATGACCCGCTACCTGGCCAATGGGTCAATCATAAAAGTCGCAGGAGCAGACAATTATGAGGCTCTAATCGGGTCGAATCCTTTGGGTATCGTCTTTTCAGAATATGCCTTATGTCATCCTAACGCTTGGAACTACCTACGGCCCATCCTGGCTGAGAATAATGGTTTTGCAATCTTTCCTTACACCCCCAGAGGGCTCAATCACGGCTGGGATTTGTATAATGAGAATCTTAACAATCCCGACTGGTCTGTGACAAAACTAGGAGCGAACGACACGCAGAACTGGGATGGCAGCCCTATAATCACGCCTGAGATTATTGAATCTGACCGTATGGCAGGTATGCCGGAAGCCTTAATCAAGCAGGAATATTTTTGCGATTTCACCAGCGCGATTTTAGGGGCATATTTTCCAGACGAAATGGCGGCTGTATTGGTGGAGGGTAGAATATGTGATTTTAGGATTGATCCAAACGTTGATGTCCATACCAGTTGGGATCTTGGAGTGGATGACAAGAATGTCATTTGTCTCTGGCAAAAAATTGGAGCGCAATTCCGTGTCATTTACCATATCGAAAATAGCCGCAAGGGGCTCAAATGGTATCTTGATGAACTGTGCAGGGTGAAGCAAGAGTTGGGCTTTAAAAAGTGGGGACAACATTTTGGCCCGCACGACATACAAGTAATGGAATGGGGCGCAGGCAAGACACGTTATGCGCAAGCCCTTGAACTCGGATTTAGATTTACGACTGTTCCAAAGGTGTTGGACGTGGAAGGCATTCAATGTGTGCGTTATGTTTTTCCAAGATTCGTGTTCCACGTGCAACATACTAAGACCTTAGTTAATGCGTTAAATCAATATAAGTCCGATTTTGACTTTGAGAAGAAAGTCTTTGGCCTTAAGCCAGTTCATGACTGGACATCCCACCACTTCAAGGCTGTCCAGTATTTTGCTGTCGGCTACATGTTCAGTTATGACCAGCACAACTATAACCAACAGCGGGTTTACGCTAGACAGATGGCGAATTAAAGCAGTGTCGTTCCTCCTGAAACAGGAGCAGGCGATAGACTAATAGAACTCGCGCCATACTGCATACTTTCAATTTTAGAAATCGCCTGGAAGAAATGCTTATGAATAGCATTCATCGAATCTAATAATTTGAGATTAGTTTCTACAAGAGATACCCATTCTTTATGATGACTTCTTTCACTGCGAAAATAAAAAAAGCAATGCATAATACTTATTAAAGAAACACAAATTAGATATAATGCGCCATCACTCATTTTTTCTTCCTTGCCATAGCAGCTTTAGCCCTGGCATTAATTGGGCTTTCTTCTACCTTTGGGCGCACGTAATTCTGCGCTTTAGGATTTGGAGGTGGCACAGGAAGAGATTTAGCCTTTTCAATCTCTGCATCGATGTCGGTCACAACAGGTCTGGGCGCATTGGCTAAACGCTGCGCTTCAAATTGCATCTCACCTGTTGTAGCATAAGTGTCTTCCCCACGAACGTGATCGTATAATTCAATCAAGGTACCATGCTTATTACATCCCAAACACGCAAACTTATTGCGTACATAATCGATTGTCATCGATGGGGTTTTCTCTTCGTGAAACGGGCACAAGATTGCGAGTTTTTCACCCGCAAAATTGGCCTTTAGAACTTGCCTTCCGATAATCAAATCTTGTATCAACGCCACTTTGTCTATTTTCATTTTATGCTCCTATGCTTGCAGCTAATTCGTCAGCCTGTGTAGGCGCTTCAACTTCGCTTAAAACTTCGCCAGTTTCATTATCAAAAACGATACCATCGTCTATCTCGCCTTCTAACACTTTTGAGGCATCATATCGACCCTTATCACCTGCGTCTTCTATCTCAGTCGCTTGTTGCATTTCAATAGAAACAGGCAAGTATTTGAAGAGGCGGCGAATGACGGTTTTCTTTGCCATCTCGCCATAGTGAAGCTTCCATGGATCACTATTTGGCATTTTGCTAATCTTGCGTATTTTTTCAACGTCAGCTTTAGACATTACACCTATTTGATGTCCGCCCCCAACGAGTTTAGCTACTGCATATACGCATGTAAACTCACCCCTGTCCCCATCCATATACGGTCTATGAACTAACGCTTCATTTAGGCCAAGCTCATAAGAGAATTCATCCTTTGCATAGACATCATGCGCTGTCAAAGAAACGATTTGCCCTGAACGCCTTGCTAGGTCGATCATGCCTTTATATCCCAGCTGCATATTCACGCTTTTGCCGTAAGGGATAAGATAAACATGCCCAAGCCCCGAACCTGGCTCCAAGCCAAGCTGGGCGCAGCTTAAGAGCGCTCCCATGAAAGAATAGGGGTCACATTCCATCAGCTTTGGGGTTTTCTTTAGCTCGGTTAGCGCCACGCTTAGCAATCTTTTTACGCTTAGATGTTTTGGTAGCGCTTGCTCGAATCGGCTTTGGTATTGCTGCATCAACTGGCTCACGGTCTGTGTTGTTTGTGAGTGTTGCTTTTGCTGGGCTGTGAGTTGTTTTTTGGGTGTTGTTGCTAGTGACATTTGTGTTTCCCTTATTCAGATATTGGTTATATTTGTCTTCGATAAGTTGCAAGAATTCTGGAAAAAGTTCAATTGCTTTTTGTCGAATCTTGATTGATGCGCTTGATAGATTTCCTGCTATTTTATCATCATTAACTAGCAATAAAACATCTTTGGTTTTATCCCAGACAATTAACTGTCTTTCAGATATTTTTAATGCCAAATCGAAAGGCAACGCTATCTTTGAAAGTCTGAACTCAAAGCCCATAATTTCTTTGGCCAATCTGTCAGCCTCCTGCTCAAAAGAAGCTGACATTTTTGTTAGATTTTTAAACCTGTCTTCAATACTAATCATCGTTCGATCCTATGAGTTTCATAACTCTATTCCCTGGGTTAGTTTCTAGATATTCTTTGTATAATTCTGGATGTTCTTTGGCAAACTTTTTGGTGTTAAATTTCTCCCCGTCTTTGTTGTATTTGAATGTAAGTAATGGTTCCTGTTGTGGGTTGGTTAGCGTCTGATGTTCGCGCATAAACAGTGCAATTTTTTCTTTGATTTTGGCTTCGTCTTTTTGGCAAACTTTTAGTTGGGTTTTGACAGCATTTAATTCTTTGCAAGCTTCCTCAATGCCAGGATGCGCAACAACTGGATCAACGATAGAACGACTTCGATACATATTGACTACATCCTCCAAATTCCGTGGTTCGGGTTCAACTAATCCTAGGACGTTATTCTCCCAGAAAGCTTGTTCTTTTTGTATTATAACAGCTTCAAGAGAAGCGCTTCTATCTATGACATAATACCTAAAATCCCACCCACCAATAAGTACAGCCACGTAAGCAAATGCGGCATCGGCAACGGCCATATAATGCGCTACCTGGCAAAGGTAATGCTTGGGGATTATGTTGATTCCTTGTTCACCCCAACCATCACCATAGGCCGCTGTTTTGATTTCAAGAATGGCGTTTTCTTCGGTGATGAATCCATCCAGATTACCTGCCATCCATTTGTGATCTTTATGAACGATTAGTCCTTCCGGGATATGTACATGCTTTCGCAGCTTATCTTCAAACATTTGGCGCACAATCGGTTCGAGGTAATTTCCAGCTTGCACTCTTGGATTGTCTGAAAGATCTTTAGGTTGAGCCAGACCAAGCTTAAGCCTCCACAGATTAACAATAGATTCATAAGGGTTAACCCCCAACACAACAGAGCAGTCGCTTCCTGTGACATAGCTTCTTCTTTCCTCAATTTGAGCTTCAGTTAACATTAGTATTCTCCTGATTAAAAGAAAACATCATATCAATATTAATACAACATATCAATATTGATATTTAAACTCAGAAAATATAGAATCAATAAATTTAGGGGGAACTGATGGCTAAAGAGAAACGAAAGCCAGGGGTTAAGCGTGTCTATAGTGATAACCAAACTGCGTATTGTATGCGCTTTCATAATGAAGACTGGAATCTCATTACGGATGCTGTCGATTCTTTAAACATTACGATAGCTGACTTTGTTAGAAATACTTTACGCAAAGAATGTAAAAAGGTGCTTAAACATGACTAGCGATCAAAGAGTTTCAATACGTTTGTCTATGCAAGAATACAAAGCGTTAGAGAAAGTGGCTAAATCATATCAAATGTCGCTCAATGGCTTTTGCTATCATTGCGTAACCAGGCTTATAGATCATCGTTTAGAACAAATTAAAGAGGGTGAAAAACCGAAATTGGTTGTTAATAATGATGGGGATTTAAAATGATCCCAGAGAGAACAAAACAAACAATTGATTGGTATGTGCAAAAGAAAGCAAAGCCAGGCGGGTTCGTAGAGGCATGCCTTGCATATGATTTCATCCGATCAATTCAGGTGGCTGATTGCAACAACATGAGAGCTTTGAAATATATCGTAGATTATATTTTGGAGTTTGTGCCCGATGAAGCGAAGGGGAATTATCAGAGGGTTGATGCGTGGATGGATGGGATGGATAAATGACAGCCTCCGAACTAATCGAAGAACTAAAAAAGTATCCTCCTAATGTGAAGGTTTTTATAAAAATTAGTGAATATACATCCTATTTTGGAATTAATGCGGCACGCCCTATCAATAATATTTATCCTTCTTCTTTTGAGGATGAAAGGGCTATTTGCATATGTTTTGAAAACTGCGAAGAGGATGAAGAAGAATGACAGCCGCTGAACTAATCGAAGAACTAAAAAAGTATCCTCCTGAAATGCCAGTTTATTGCAAAAATGAGGATTACAACAGATGTTTTAGGATTGATAGGGAAGATGTAAAAATAGAAACATTATCGCTTGGATGGGGTGAAAATCCAGAAGATGTTACAGGAATAATGATATGACCAATAAAGAGTTACAAGAATTACTTAAACAGTATCCTGATGATGAAGAGATTTTTTGTAACGATGGTGACGGTGACTGTGGGGTTGTCATAAATGTGAGAAGAGAAACACAATACATACTTCATCAAAAAGATGACGGCACTTGGAGCGGTACAGAAGTGAAAGTTCTTTCAATAATTTAACTTTCGATAACAAGGATTATCGAGAGTAATAATGAGTATGTCGGAATTGCCGACGAACTGAAAATAGAGGGGGATTACGTATTACGTAATACAGTATGATTATTGAAAAAGAAAAATTAAGAGAAAATTCTCAAAAAGTAACCATGAAAGATATTGATGCGGGGATTGCTGCTTGCATATTAGGATTTCAGATATCTAATAATGATGAAAGAAAAAATTCTTTTATAGAAAATATAGCTATGTTGGCAATGATGAAGAAATATAAGGAAGATGCAAATGACTGAACTTAAAAATCATGAACTTTTTACTGTATGCGGGGGCGTCTTGCCTTTGATCGGTGCTCTCATCACTGTTCTTGTTGCGCCTTTGGTTATCAAGCATCATGTCGAAGAATACAATCAGATTGGGAGGGACTTAGGTGAATGGACCTGGGAAACTTTCCATCCCTACGATCCAAATAAATGATATTATAAATTAAGGCTAGCGCCTCCAGGTCATGATGAAGTCAGTTGAAAGAGTCCTCATTTGTGATTGCGCTAGCCACCTTTTCTGCTTCTGCTTTTAGCCTTTCTTTACACTTATCGTGCAACCTGCTCGCTAGCAAACCTAAATCGGCTATGAACAAGCAAAATTCCACATAGCAAAAGTCTTCAGTGGTATAGACATCCTTCAGATGTGAGATCACGCCTTCGAGGGCCTGTATGTTTCTTTGCGCTATCAATTTCATGTGGCTCATTGGCTGTCCATAATCTATCAAAATAACTTTTATTAAAGGAATTAAAAAACCCCTCAAGGTTGAATTGCAGTCCCTTGAGAGGCCCAAACAGGGAAGTTCTAAGAACGAACTGTTTCAAGGTAGATTATTTTGAGGAAAGATGCAAGAGAAGGAGAGATCGAATCCAGGTTTTCTAGTCCATATGCAAAATTTTCTAAAAAACCTGGATCTTTCTGTTCAGGCAATGTAAATTGCCAAAACTTTTGAAATACTTTCTAACATTAACAACACTTCAATTGCGGGTCGCCAAACTCAAAATAAAGTGTTCTGACATAGGTATATCCATATGCTGGGCAGAATAACACAAACACAATCAATTGCAACAGTCCTAGACAGCTTAATTCCCTCCTTTGTATCGCCTGAGCTTAAACAAGCTTGCGCTAAATCCAAAAAACAAAAGCCTCTTTCCAAGCTTCAATGGATTCTTCTTTCTCTGCTTATCGAAGATGTGAAGTTTCAGGAATTTAGTAATCGTTCTATCCCAGAGTTAGCAAACATGTCCGGCTATTCAGAGCGTGGAGTTCAGAAAGCGCTTGCTTGCTTGATTGAGGAAAAGTTCATAGAGACCATGAAGCAGACACGTGGGCGCAATTCAGTTCGCATAGTTACACGCCTTGGTTTTAGCTATTCCTCTGGTTATTTCAGGCGATGTAATAAAAGTGCGTCACAGAGTGCGTCACAGAAAGGACCTACTCCTTATAGAGTCTCTAATTCTTCTGATCATGATAATGAAGATCTCTTGGCAAAAGACTCAATTATAAAAATGACTCAGAAGGAAGAAGAGGTATTTAAGGCGCTTTGCCTCACATTCTTGGATGAAACCATTATTTTAAGCCGGATTAAGCGCAGCCATTTGAGCCCAGAGGCACGATTTATCATTGCTACTAAGGTTGGTGCTGCCCATTACAAAAAACACACCAAGAACAAAATAGAGAATCCTAGGGCCTATTACTTAACTGCGATTGAGAATTACACGGGGACGGAATGAGAGATTGTTTTTTATTTGATATAACTTGCCAATTTTTTGAGTACAAACCTGTCACGAAGGCATTATTGAGTTTGATTTTTAGCCACATGAATTCTCAAGGAGTTGCAAAAGTAACTGAAATAGAGTTAGCTGATGGTTTAAACTTGTCTGTGCGCACCATCCGAAGACATATTTTGATTTTAGAAAAAGATGGGCTAATCAAGCGTCGAAGGACAGGATGGGGGCAGATATCTACAATACACTTGGTTTACAGAGAAGGGTGTTATGACCAAAGAGCCATTATGGTTAGCCAGGAAATTAGCCGATAAACAAGCCCAGGCTGAATTAAAACAATCCAGGGTAAGTTACCCCAGCAGAGAAAACTTTTCGTCTAACCAGGAGCATTACGATGCGGTTTGTCTGTACAACTCTCAAGCGAGTTCTAAGGCGGTTCAAATCCTTAATGATAAGCATTCTAAATCGTTTGAAGGCAAGGAAATCAGACCGGATTGGCATAGTAAATACGACTGAGCCATTGCCTGATTATCTTTTGGCTGAATACGGCCCACGGCTTAAGCTTCTGATCGAAGTTGATGGAGTGCAGAAAGAGGTTTTCATGGTGATGGACGAAAAAGGATATTTGACGTACAAAGAGCCAGACGGCAAACCAATAAAGGTTTTGGAGTTTTTGAGATGACGAAGCAAGAAATTTACAGCATTCGATGGATGATTGCTCAAGCCGAGGGCGAGATGCTTGATATCGAACAGCAAGAATCGGCAGAGATTCGGGCTACGGATTTGTCGATCGTTCTTGGTGGCTTCTGCTTGGCTTTAAGTTCGTTTCTTGCTGGGATTGAGAGAAAGAAGTTGGCAAACAAATGAAATTCAAATAACTCATTTTCGACCCACACTGGCCGTTTCCCATTATACCATTGTTAGGATATTATTAGCTCTCTTTCTTACACTTAATAAGGATATTGATATGACTGACATTCAAGTTAATCAAGCGCAAGCTCCTAGCGCAACTCAAAGCATTGAACAGGCAATCCAAATGGCCCCCTGGCTCCAAGATTTCATAAAGCTGCATGGTGCGCTACATCGAGTTGCCCAAATCGTTGACATGCTTACAGCTCGTTTGACAGGGCTAGAAGGGGTTGTTACAACTCTAATAGCTCAGCAAAAGCCCAAGGAAGAAGATGTACAAACCCCAGCACAGGAAGCGCCCCTTAACTCCTGAAGAGTTAGAACTCGACGCCTATTTTGAAGCTTTTCATTTATCCTTCCCAAACGCGCTTGCTTACCACGTACCCAACGAGGGCAAGCGTGCTCGACACATAGCAAAGAGAATCGGCATACTCTCAGGGGTTCCAGATATCTTCGTGGACGAGGCTAGAGGGGGATTCTTTGGGCTTAGAATCGAAATGAAGCGCACAGACAAGAAAAGCAAAGTTCAGGACTCCCAAAAGCACATCCTTTGCCTGATGCAGAATAGAGGCTATTGCGCGGTCATTGCTTGGGGGTGGGAGCAAGCCATGCAATTTACAAAAAACTACATGGCGAATGAGACTACTCTTTGCTGTGGGGAGATAAACCACGCTCATAACAAAACTTGATGTCCCTAATTAGCTCATCAAGAATTGCATATTTATGTGCCTCATCAGTTTGAATTGCTCGAAGAAACATTAAAATTGCACCAGAAGCCAGCGCCAAAAGGGTGGCCCAAACTGCTGGATCATTGCCGCCACTTTTTCTCACTTCTGCTTGAAAATCTTCTAATATTTTTGTGATTTCTTTGCCGGGATTTGTTAAGTTCATCTAACACTCTTCCTTAATAGGCAATAAGATTTCCTTCTTTTCGTCGCGTTGAATTTCAATCGTAAAACCTAGCTTTTGAATCCACTGCAAACGCCTTTCAGGTATTGAAGAAGTATTGAGCAATTGGCAGAAGTGGTTAGCATTAGAATCGGCAGGATATAACCTGCCAAAGTATTGACGTTTAGAGAAGAGTTTTATTGTTTTCATATCGCTGTTAATACTCCTAATGAACCAAAGATAATTACACCAATGCAATAAAAGATTATGGGAGAGCTGGCTATCCACCAGCTCATTTGTGCGCGCTTGGTGACCTTACACCAAGCTAAGAAGAGGAATACAAATAACATCATGAACCCCTTATCAGTTTAGCCATTAGCTCAAACATCATGGCAGCGTGCTGTCTCTGGTCATGTAGGATGACGTAATTAGCTTCACTAGGGCCTTTTCCGTATCGTTCAGCATGAAAATAAATTCCTTTGTCGCAAGTTTCTATGCTGATAAGAAGTCCGTCAACATCGGTGCTGTCTATGCTTCTTGAGGTGTTAAATATGATTTCACTCATTCTATATTTCCTGTTTGTTAAGAGAGATGCATTTTACCACAACAGCGGTAGTAGTAAACTACCGCCTATCTTTTAATTCCCCCTTATTCGAGGGAATTAGATTTAAGCCGCCTCTACTCTTTGAAAGCCTTTGATGTTCACAGCTTGAGAACCATGCATAGTGCGGATTTCATCCATGGAGAATTTACCGCGACTATAGGATTTTCGCTCACCTGAATGGTAATACCACATACATTTTTTAGGTGCCCATTTGAAACCATTAGCTTTGAATATCTCCTTGTGTGGCTTCGTATCGCCTGACACCCAAATCCAAGTACCGCATAGCTCAATAGAAAGACCAAGTTCGGCAACAGCTCTGAGGGCGTTGAGAATGTTTTCTGAGAAGCTTTCCTCTTCTTCGTCGGCGCTGCCTTCCGTACCTTCTAGGAGTTCGTAGGCGGCATTGATTAGCTGCATCATGTGCAATCCTAGGGGGTTGCGGTCTGGGTGATATTCGCTACACAGTTTGCGGTATGAAAGTTTGATTGATTCAGCGGTATATTCGCCGCTGATGTTTAATAGGCTTAATGCTTCTTGTTTTTTCATTACATCACCCCGAAGAAGCTAAGCAGGCATACTGCTACTGTGGTGTAGATAATGAGAGATATAGTTAATTGTGCGTAGAAATTCGTAATCATTTTTGCTTCTCCTGTTTGTGTTAAAGCAAGTGCAATTTAACAACTACCACAGCAGTAGTCAATAACCATTCGTCGGCTAGAGAATATAAGCAAAATAACTTTGCATATCATATGACCTTTTAATTGTCACTGTGCAAAAAAGGATGATTTTTGGGATATTTTGGCCCTTGATTTATCTTTTTATTTGAAATTTTGAGGAAATGACATATATTCGATGATACCGTTAAGTGACTCATAAGATAAAATGAAACCAATTAAGCAGACTAAGAAAGGTTCGGTAACTGAGAAGGGATGGGTCGCCAAAAATACCAAATTCAAGCGAGAGCATTGCGCTACTGTCATCGAATACGGCAAAAAAGGCAAATCAATCGCTCAATTCTGTGCGTCCCTTGAGATTTCACGCTCAACCTTTAACGATTGGGCGGCGGTTCATTCAGAGTTTGAAGAAGCTAAACGAATCTCAATTGAGGCATGCAAAGGTTATTGGGACACTCAAGTTGATGCGTACATAGTTGAATCTTATGAAGGAGACAAACTTAACGCAACCCATCTTAAATATGTTGCTTCTGAACGTTTCCCTCAACGCCAGCCTATTAAATTGCGCGATTCTTCTAATTTGCTTAAATGTATGGAAGATGTTTTAAACGCTGTCTCTAAAGGCGAAATATCCGCTGATGACGCAAATAAATACGGCGCCTTACTAAAAACAGCCGCCGACATCGAACAACACACAAAAATGCATAATGATATCGAGGAGCTAAAACGCATTGTCGCGCAAAATAACGCAGAAAGATTTGGAGAATCTGAAGGACTCATTGAAGAGGGGAATATCCCTTGAGATTGTGGTCTTGGATAAAACAACACGCGAGGTTTACAAGCGAATCAGGCCAAAGCGAGGAAGTGCAAACACTATCCTCGAATATCTCATATAGGCTTCTTGTTGGCCCTCAAAAGTTTTGGGTTGTCTTTAGAGACGCCGATCATAATTACCCTGGCAAGTCCTGGCTTAAGAAAGGATTCAGTCACATAACTCTTGTGCAGCAACATGAGTTTGGTTGGGTAATGATTAACCCTACAAGAGCGCATTTACACGTGGATATTTTGGACTTCAATATTTATGAAAACCCAATGGATTTACTTAAAAGAGAATTGCCCGACACTACCATCCTTGAGGTCATTGTTAGTATTGATTCTGAAGTTGATAACTTTTTTATGCCTATCAATTGCGTGGTCATGGCTAATTATTTACTCGGTCTGCGCTGGGCTCCTTTTTCTTGTATCACTCCTTTTTCTCTCTATCGCAATTTACTTGCACGAACTCACCCTAACATCATCAAAGTAAAGGAACTCAAAAATGAGCAACAAATCTTCGCGGGAGATGCGCAAAGCCCGACAAGCAACCGAGATGGCCACACAACAACTTTCAGCCGAGAGAACAGCTATAACTAATAAAAACAACAAAGAGCGAGAGAAAGCTCAGCTCAAGCAAATTAGAGCGTTGCGCGCACGCTTTGGGGGTGGTTTTGCTTATGAGGGTGCATCAGGTCAGGGGCTCTCAAACACTTTGGGGTAAATCATGTTAGACAAAAGCCAAATTAATGACTTAATGCAAAGGCGCGCTAGGGCTGTTGCACGCTCTGCAAACTGGATTAAAGTCAAACGCTCAGCCTATGCGCTGTCTCAGCCTAACCGTAACATTTTCCTGCAACAAATCGCTGAGGGGGCGCTAAGAAACTTTTATGTTTATGATGGTACTCTTGTCCTTGCTACACGCCGATTCGTCAACAAAATGCAAAGCGGATTGGTTCCTCAAAACATCAATTGGTTTCAATTCGCTTTGGCCGACAAATTCATACGTGAAATGCGGGAGGAATTTACACAGGATTTTGGTGAAAACCCGACGCAGGAACAGCAAGACCAAATCGAGGCACAAGTAAATGACTTCAAAGAAAAAGCTAACCGAATACTTCAGGCGCGCACAGACGCAATGTTTGAGTACATCCGAGCGAGCAATTTTGATGCGGTTATTAATGAAGCGCTCTATGATATGGCGGTTTCCACTGGAGCATTGCAGATTAATGAAGGAAACGACGACGAGCCATTAATTTTTGCATCCATTCCAGCTGATAGGGTTTATTATTCTGAGGGCCCATGGGGTTCAATTGATGCAGTGTTTCGTGACTTTGTTGACATCGAGCTAGCCACAGCTCAGCAAATGTGGAAGAACTTTACAGTTCCAAAAGTGGTTATGTCTAACCGGGACCCTTATCAATGTTTAACCCTTTATGAATGCTCATACTATAACTATGACCGCAAGGAATATTGCACAGTCATCATTGAGAAATCTACGAATGAAATCTGTAATGAAATCCACGAAGACTCGTGGCCTTTTGTTATCTTTAGATGGTACAAACTCGCAGGAGAAATTGAGGGTCGAGGCCCTGTACTTGATGCATTCCCATCGGCAGCCACTATCAATAAGGTTATGGAAGATGAAATCATGGCAGCCGACCTCATGGCGAAGCCTATTTACCTGGGGTTCAGCGATGGCCTTTTCAATCCATACACCTTTA